AAGAACCGGGATTTGGAACGGGTTACAACAACCCAAATGGAAACAATCAACGAATTGCGGGCAACCGTCCGGGATAGTGTTGTATATTTGCCCGGCGATACGGTTACGACCGTTTTACGTTGTATTGAGTATTCCGACAAATGGGTTGACTTTGACGGATGTATTATAAATAATACGTTTTCGGGCAAAATTATAACACGAGATAGCCTCTTAATAACGGAAACTGTGCAATATAAGCGTTGGTTAGGTTTTTTATGGAAAACAAAACGGATAAAAAATCGTGAATTTGACATTGTTTCAAAAAATCCACATACAAAAATTACTGGGTTTGAGGTTATAACAATCGAAAAATAACTATATTTGCGGCAAACGGGGATAGTTCGGAGTAGCTACCGGATGAAAAAAGATGCAACCACTTTTCCCCGTTTCCTTTTTTTTGGTTGCTTACTTAAATGGTTGTATAATGGAAATTTGGAAAGATGTACCCGGATATATAGGGTTGTATAAAGTGAGTAATTACGGGCGTGTAAAATCCGTTAAGAAACAATTAGTGTTGAAAACAAGTGGTTCGGGGAATAGATATAAAACCGTTGCTTTATGTAATGGGATGCGCAAAACGTTTCGATTACACAGATTAGTTGCGGCGGCTTTCATTCCGAACCCGGACAACAAACCATGTATCGACCATATCGACGGCGACCGATCCAATAACCATGCGGACAATTTGCGTTGGGTTACATATCTGGAAAATAACAACAATCCTATTACTAAAAAAACGATTGAGCGAAAACAACGCTAAAAATATGCAAGGTAAAAAGGGTGTATTGCATCCAAATTCAAAACCTGTTAGAATGATGAAAAACGGGGTTTGTCTTAAAATATACCAATCTATCCATTTAGCCAAACAAGATGGGTTTAACGATACATTGATAATTCGATGTTGTAAAGGGCGTATGAAAAAACATAAGGGTTATAATTGGGAATACATATAATAGGCATAACAAGGGATTGTAACCAAGCGTTGCAACCCCGTTTTTGTTTTTGCCCGTTTTTAGCCCCGTATTTCGATTATTTTGTTTGAATGGAAAAGTACCAACCCCGGCAAATAAAGTGGCTTAAAATGAAAATTCGCCAAAAATAACTTTGCGGGGAGCCAAAAGAACCGTTTTTTGTCCGCAAATCGAAAATAAAAGAAAATTCTTTTTGTAGTTAAAATAAAATGCCATATCTTTTGCCATGTTAATAAAACGACCGGGCGTTTTCCCGGCAACAAAAAGAGCGATACAATGAAGCCCAAAGATATTTACAACGGTTTGGAATATACAACAAAAGAAATTAACCGTACTTTCAAAATCAAAGTAAACGGCTTGTTCAACGGCAAAAAGATTAACACGTTGGTTGGCGTTTCCGGTTTGATTAAGTTAGTAGGCGTTGAAATGGCGAACAAATTATTGCGCCGTGCTTTCTGTTGTGTCAAAGACGCCGAACATTGTAAGTTGCGCCGGGGTTTGAAAATATCCTTTTATTATTACTAATCCGACCGGGCGGGTCCCCGGAACCAAATAAATTTCAAATATGGAAACAAAGAAAAGAACACAGGCGACGGACATTGCCGAGATTGCAACCAAGTTAGACGGCAAAGTTAAATTTTCGTCAATCATTTACAGCCAAAAAATGTTGTCGGAGAAATACCGGGAAACAGGGGTAAACGATATGTATTTTATCGGCAAAAAATTTGGGTTGTGGTTTTATACAAGCCGGGCGGCATTAGATAGCCTTTGTTATCTGCAAAACCCTAAATTCCCGACGTGGGTATTGTGCGAAAATTCATTGAGTTTGTACGAAATAAGATAATAACCCGCCGGGGGTTCGTCCCCCGGCACAATAACAAAGATTATGGCAAAGTATATTTTGAGCAAGAAAGCGAAAGGCAAAAAGTATCAGTACACCGTTACCGACGAAAAAGGCAACGTTATTTCAACAAGAACGTCCGCCCGTGATTATGTGGCGTGTACCGCCAACGGCGAATTTTATTTTGGGCGGTTGGACTTAATCGGCAAAGGCGACCACGGCAAAGGGTTGAGCCGCACGACGGAAATATTGGCAAATCCCGAACGGGCGTATAAAAAGCAAGTCGCATACTTTGTGCCGTCTTATCGGAAAGAATGGATTGCCGAGAACCCCGCCGACGAATGGATTGCCCGCAATGTTAATTGGGCAACCGAACGCCAAAAGGAATTAAACGCAATCGCATATTTACAGCCGGGGGAATAACCCCGGCTTTGCCTGTTATGGATATACGATTGACAGAGGAACAACGGGAAATATTGAGCGGTCGAATTTGCCCGTATTGCCACGTTCCGACCGAGTACAAAAATAGTATTGAGGTTTACGGCGTTGATTATGGAATGATTTATTATTGTCCCCAATGCGGGGCGTATGTGGGTGTTCATAAGGGAACCGACCGGGCAAAGGGTCGATTGGCAAACGCCGAGTTGCGCCGATGTAAGATTGAAGCGCACCGATATTTTGATGAATTGTACAAACGTGGACTAATGAGGCGACGGGAGGCGTACAAATGGTTATCCGACCAATTGGGATTACCCCCGGAATATACGCATATTGGAATGTTTAACCCCGAAACGTGCGCAAAGGTCGTGGACGTTTCAAAAAAGTATTTATTAACCATGCGATTTGCATTAAGACGACAGGATAAAATAAAAGCGCATTTTGCACCCAACGGGGACGAAATGTTGAACCGGATAAAAGAGAGTTTAACCCGGTTTTTTGCCGCCGACCGTTCGGAGTTCCCGGAGGGATACCGGGAAATTGAGGACTGTTTTAACCAATTGCCGGGGGAACCATACCCGACCATTGCAATAAACGACGTCGGTAACGACGACCGAATGATTGAATTTTATGTTACCGGAAAACAATACGACGTTTACCACGTCGCATTTAAGGGGTTTACAAAGGGTTAAGATATGGAAAGCGTAATTATTGAGGAAATGCGGGCGTTCTTACGATTGGATTTGCCCGACCGACAAAGACAATATTTTACCGATACAATCGCCGTCGCAAAACGTGTTGAGGTCGTAAAAGCGGCGGACGTATTCGACGAACGGGAAATTGAATTGATACGCCGGACGGTTCGCCCGGCAGTCAAAGAGTGTTATAAAAATGCGCATTTGCTGACGTTGTTATTTCCCGACCGGGTGCAATACGTTGAGGGCAAAACGAACGTATTTATACCAATCGACCACGCATTTAACCGGGTCGGGAACAAATATATTGACATTACGTTTGAGTTCGCATTGGGGGTAGACCCAACGCAATACGAATATGTGGCGTTTGGGGAATATCTGGCGGGCGTTATTGAGGAAATAACCGACCAAACGGGATATTATGGCAATATATACCGATTTTGTTATTGTGCGGCGCAAATGGCGTTGGAAAAGATGAACCCCCGGACGTAACAGATACGCCGGGGGTTCGGTACGCAGTAACCGAGAGCGATTTTTGGTAATGCGGTATTGCAAAGGTAGGTTAAAAATCGGATATTTCACGCACCCGGCAAAAATGATTTCGCAAAACAAAGATTATATTTTTGGTAATTAAAAAAATCTTTTTACCTTTGCAGAACAAAAGATTAACAGCCTACCCGGAGGGATACCGGGAAATGATATGAAAATAAAAGAAAGTGAGCAATTAAAGATGTTGGCGACCGAAAGCGGGAAAACAGCCAACCAAGTATCCGAAACAATCGTTACGGAGTTAATCAACAAACAGATTATCGAGAACATAAGCGACAATTGGGGGTTCCCGGTCGCCGATTGTTACGAACGGGATGTTACCGTTGTGGAAATGGTGGACGTTATCCGGGCAATTGGTATTTACCCGGTTCGTTCCGTCCATTTGGACGCCCTGTTGGAATGTGTATTGATTGGCGACGATGATTGCCCGGAGTGTGGCGGGGAAATGGAGGTTACAGACGGCGAGTATAGACGTACCGGAGGCGACGGATATTTGACCCCGCCGGAATATAGCCCGATTTGGGAGGAAAAAACGTGCCGCAATTGCGGATACAAAGAGAGCAACGAACCAAGTTATTAACAAAAAAATTTAAGTTATGGCATTGAGATTAAGAGTAAACGAAGCAATCGCCCGTTCCGAGGCGAACGGGAAAAAGGTTTTGAAAAAAGACATTGCCGCCCGTCTTTTTGAGGGTGCAAGCGAGAGCGCACAACAGGTAAATATGACGAATTTATGTAACGGCACGACCAAACGGATTGTCCCGGAATGGGTCGTTATTCTTTGCGAAATGTTGGATTGTACGGCGGATTACCTGTTTGGCATGGAGGGCGGAAACAATGAAAAGTAAGTTTATCGAATGGTTGGAAGCCGCCGCCGAAACCATGTTTCCCGGGTTGTTTCAAGCGAAAGCCCTAATTGTTACGTTTGGCGCATTGGGGTTATGTTGTTTGATTGGCGCATTTTGGAACCCGTGGCAATTGTTATTTGCGGCAATGTGCGCCGCAATGGTATTATGTGGAATTTCAGAATATAAAAAGTACAAGTAATGAGAGCAAAGAGCGATAAACCGGGCGACCCGGTAAAAGAGGTTGCGGGAACCGTCGGCAATGTTGCGTCGGATATGTTCCCGGAGATTAACGAGGAACAACAAACAATTATTCCCCCGTTCGTTGATGTTCAACCGGAACAACCAACCGGAGTGTTTGAGATAATACCGGGCATGACGGTTGAGGAAATGACGGCAATGTTTTTCGACGAAAAAACATTGATTGAACCCCCGTATAAGGTTTGGCAGTTAAACAGCAAGGGACACCGATATTATTACCGATATGACGACGCCGGGAACCCGGAGTTTTTCCCGTCGGTTACAACTATATTGTCCCAAACATTACCCAAAGCCCCGCACCTTATAAATTGGATTGCGAACAAAGGCATTGAGGAAGCCGAGCGATACAAAGGCGAACGGGCAGCGTATGGAACGTTTATGCACGCCGCATTTGAGGAATTATTGATTAACCGGGCGTATGATTTGGACGGGCTAAAAGGCAAACTAAAAGAATACATTGAGGTTTACCGATTGCCGGATGACTTTATTTATTACGCTGACGATTTGAAAAAGGACGTATTGGCGTTTGCGCAATTCGTATTGGATTATGATGTACGACCGTTAGCCGTTGAAATTGCGTTGGTACACCCGTATTACAAGTACGCCGGAATGATTGATTGCCCGTGTACCATGCGGGCAAAGATTGGAAGCGACGACCGGATTAACGCAATTGTCGATTTCAAAAGCGGGCGCAAAGGCTTTTATGAGGAAAGCGAAATACAATTGGGGATGTACCGGGATATGTGGAATGTCAATTTTGAGCAATTCCCCGTTACCCGTATTTTCAATTTCAGCCCGAAAGATTGGCGCAAAAAACCGTCGTACAATCTGAAAGAGCAAACCGAAAGCCCCAATATACGCAAAATCCCCTATCTGTTGGAGATTGCCGCCATTGAGGACGAAAAGCGGGATAATACGTTTACGGCGGTTAATGGTATGGTTGTATTGGACGACGCCCCGGATTTGTCCCAAAATGTAATATCGTTGTCTTTGGCGGAATTGATTAAAACTAAAGCCCCCAAAGAGGCGACCCCGGACGAAACCACGGACGCCGCCGATACCGTCAAAGCGGATGCGGTTGCCCCGGAACAAACGCCGGAACCGGAGATTAAGAAAACAAAGATTGTGAAACACACCGGGAAAACGGCAAAGGAGGCGGGAAAGAAGCCCGCCACGGGACGAAAGACGGCAAAACGGACAGTTGCACCGGAAAAGGAACAAAAGCCCGCAAATGCGCTAAAAAAGCCCAAAAACGAGAATAAGAAAAGATTGTTGAACGACGACCCCGAAATATAAAGAGCATGAAAGGACGAATAAGACGACCTGAGGCGGAAAAATCCCGTTTGATTTTGCCCCGTGTCGGACAAATAAAAATCGGAATGAAAAACGCCAACGGATACCCGCAAAGCGTGGATTATTTCATACCAACGGGAAAGTATGCCGGGTTATTTACACAGGCATACGGCGAAAAACCCCAAACAATTCAAATCGTTTTCCCGGACGACGACCCGGCGAAAGTATGCAACGAGCGGTACGAGTACCGGGACGACGACGGACGATTGATTGCGGCGGGCGATGGCGACACTTTCCAAGTATGGGATGGAAAGAAATACGAAACGTTGACAACGGAGAAATACCCAAACTTAATGCAGTCGATAACCAAGCGTTACCCGAATAAAAAGAGCCGCCAACCCGATTGCGACGGTTGGGAGGTTACATTAACGCTAAACTTTATTGTCCCTTTAGTTCGTGGGGTTGCCGGGGTTTGGCAATTTGCCACAAAGGGAACGGCGTCCACAATCCCACAAATACGGGAAACGTTCGACGGTATGTTAGCGGAACGGGGATTTTGCAAAGGCATTATCTTTGATTTGAATGTACAATTTGCCACGACCCAAAAGCCGGGCGACCGTTCCCGTTTTCCCGTCGTGTCGTTGGTTCCCAATGAGAGTGCCGACAATGTTTTGAAAGTACGTAAGGCGTGGGAACCTGTAAAGCAATTGGATAATGAATAAAAAATGCTATATTTGCGTCGATAAAACAAACGACTACCACCGTTTGCAAAGTATTGCTAATTTATTTAGCGTAAAGCCCGTTTTCCGGTGTGTGGTAGCCCGGATTGCGGGCTTTTATATTTTATCATGGATTTTATTGTAAAGAACAAATGGATTAACGAATTACATTTGAAAGGTAATAAGTTAATGTTGTATGCAATGATACACGCCTATTGTATTAGATATGGCGAGTATTCAAAGGGTATTTTATATTTATCCAAATGTTTAGGGATAAATAAAAGCACTGTAATTGATTGCCTTAAATGGTTATGCGAAAAAGGATTGTTAATAAAATCAGTTCAGCCCGTAGCGGAACCGGATGTTTATAAAATATCAATATCATGAAATACACGATATTAATAAACCAATATGCCGCCGTTAATAGCGGTTTGGATTTAGATTTAATAGATTTGGCGATTTTTGATTTTATAAAAGATTTCGCCAATTGTGCAAGTTGCGTTAAGATGCACACCCCGGAGGGAATATATTTTTGGATTTCCCACAAGGTAATATTGGAAGCAATGCCGTTATTGAATATAAAGACAAGTCAAGGCATGATAAAGCGTATTGATAATTTGATTAAAGCCGGAATTTTACAAAAACATCCTAATTGCGAATTGTATAACAAAACTCTGTATTGTTTTGGTGAAAATTACGAGTTACTAACATTTACCGAAAAGGCAACAAGGGTATTAACCGGAGTTGATACCCCTAAACAAAAGTTGATGCCCCCCATAAACGAAAGTTTAGGGGTACCCATAAACGAAAGTTTAGGGTATAATAATAATAATATAGATAATACAATAAATGATAATGAGAATACCCCCAACAACAATGTTGTCGGGGAATTATTCCCAGAAGAACAAAAGGTTGAGGAACCAAAGGATAAAAAAACATTGTTCCGCAATTCCGAAGTTTATAAGATGGTTAAGTTTGAAAACGGCGTTGGCGTGGATTATTCCGAATTTGAAAGTAAGTTTGCGACCCCGGAATTCGAAAACGTCGATTTGGTTTATTACTTTCACACGGTTAGCGATTGGAGCGACCAAAAGAATATGAAGCGCACTAAAAACGGTTGGTTGGCGACCGTCCGCAATTTCATACGGGGGGACGTCGAAAAGAAAAAATTGCATTTGAAACCCGAATACAAAGCCCCAACGCAAAGATTGAACGTTGCCGGGGCTATTGAGTATTTGAAAGATGATTATTAACATGGAAACATTACCCGAAAAGACAAACAGATTGCCACAAACGTTGCCCGAAAAACGACAATCCGCCGCCGTTTTGCTTTATAGCGGAACGGCAAAAGCAATTGACGTTCGCCGGGCGATGGTTGAGTTACCGGAGGTTGCCAAAGCATTAACCCCGGTTGAAAAGTATATTTTCGTGGCGTCCACAAAAAAACAGATTGCCGAGATTGACGACGAAACGTTGATTGCCAAAACCGGGCAAATGTTCCGGTTTATCGCAATGGACGTGGGGTTTATCATTCCCACGGAAAACCGGGACGATTGGACGTATATTTGTACCCGGTTGTTGGATTTGCTCAAACGCTATTATTCGCAATTAACATTATCCGAGGTTAAATTAGCGTTTGAATTGCTGATTACCGGGGAATTAGACGACTATTTGCCAAAGGATAGGGACGGCAACGCCGAACGGAAACATTACCAACAATTCAACGCCGATTATTTCGCAAAGGTATTGAACGCATATTGCCGGAAACAAAACCAAGTTATCGGCAAAGCATATACAGCGTTGCCGGAACCGAAAAAGGAGTTAAGCCCGGAGCAAATCCGGTATTATCGCAATCAATCGGTTATGACTTGTTTAATGTGTTTTTTGCGCTATAAATATACCGGGCGTTTAGTGTTTGGATTAACCGACGAAATGTTTGTTTATAATTGGTTGTTGGGCGTTCGGTTAGCGGATGAAGTGAAAGAAACCGAGGACGACCGGAAAGAAGCGTATAACCGATTTTTGGCACGTGCCGCCCGTGGGCTCGTTAATGAATTTACGGTTTATCACGTTCGTAAACAAGGGACCCAAAGCCCGGAAATTGATTTTACAGCCTTTGAGGTTGCCCGGCGCAAAGAGATTAAACGAACATTCGACCAAATGATTAAGGACGAAATTTATATTTACCATTATTTGAGATTTGAAAAATGAAAATAGATTGCATTATTGGAATTGACCCCGGAGCCGCCGGGGGTATCGTGGTTTGGCGACCCAACCACAACGCAACGGCAATAAAGATGCCTAAAGACATTAACGAGATACGGGATTTTCTCAACTATTACAAAGAGATTTGCACGCCGATTATCTTTTTGGAAAAATTGAGCGTTCGCCCGGACGACGTAACGGTTGGGGATGCCGGGGCAAATATGGGTAAATTGTACCGCATTCAAAAGATGTTGCAAAACTTTGAGCAATTGAAAGCCATTATAACCGTCGCCGAAATACCGTTTGTTCTAATAGCCCCTATTTCGTGGCAGCAAAAACTAAGGATAAGAATAAAAAATGAAGATAAAAAAGACAGAAAAAAAAGATATAAAGATATAGCACAATCACTATATCCAGAGATAAAACAAACTATGTATTCATGCGATGCAACTTTGATAATGCACTTTGGACGTTATATGTTAGCTAACAATATGGATTGGATAAAAAGTAATTTACCGAATTATTTACATAATAGATTATGGGATTAGAATTTGAAGAATATAAAGAAATATTTCCATCGTATTACATATCAAATTTTGGGAATATAAAGCATGATAATAACTTTCTAAAAAAATGTATCCATTCTAATGGATATGAACAGGTTAATATACGTATCGGTAATAAATATGTTACAAAATTAATACACAGATTAGTTGCTGCGGCTTTCATTCCGAACCCGGACAACAAACCATGTGTTGACCATATCGACGGCAATAAGAGGAATAATTATGTTTCAAATTTGCGTTGGGTTACACCAGTAGAAAACGCGAATAATATTATCACAAAAAAGAGAAGTATAGAAAACAGAAAATCACATAATGAAAAAAAAATAGTTGCAATAAGTGGCGAAATTAATGTGTATTTTAATTCAATAATAGAGGCATCTATTATATTGGGGGTCGATAGAACTAGTATTTCAAAATGCCTAAAAGGTCAAAGGGGGAAAGCTGGTGGATATGTTTTTAAATATCAGGAAATGGTTACATATACTGATTTTATAAATGCTATAAAACAGATGAGGCATAGCCAAAGACGTTACAAACGGAACCCAACCCCGGAGAAATTGGCAACGTTAGAAAGTTGGGAACGCAAAGTTGATGCAATTGTTGCTAAAATAACAGATAAACAAATGAGGCTGTTTTGATTTATGCCCGGAATGTATAACGTTCCGGGTTTATTGTTTTTTTTTTGAAAGTAAAAAGAAAAAATTTTGGCAGTTAAAATGTTATACGTATATTTGCAGTGTCAAACAACGAAAGACCCCACAGTCTAACCAAAATGCAAAAAGACTGTTGAAAGATTAAGTTCGTAAGAGTAGAAAGTAAGCAACGGTATCTACAAAGGGTTAAATGATGGTTCGGTAACCGATTAAATGAAGCTATAAAGCCAAAATCTTTCAAAGTATGACAAACACCGACCGGGCGGGTTCCCGGTAATGCTAAAAAAATAAAAGCAATGAGAGCGAAAACAACAATCAGCGATTTCCGGTTTGAGTTTGCCGGGTACGGACATTACAAAGTAACTTACACGTCGCCCGTTACGGGTAAAAGTTGGACGGCAAAAACAAATGATATGCCGTTAATTGATGCGACAAAGAACGCCGACGACCCCAAACGTTGCGATTTGGAAACCCTTAAACGAATTTGCAAAAATGGATAAGGACGAATTGGGAGCCGTTCGCCATGCAATGACGGCAAAAGAGTTGAACGACCTGTATAAGCGTTTGGAAAACTTTATTGCCGATTGCACCCGGTCGGAGGTTGACGCCAACCGGGATGCGCTTAACAAGGTGCAAAGCATGATACACCAAAGAATGATATTAACAAACAAATAAGTAGTAACCGCCGGGGGCAACCCCGGCATAAAAAGAGCGATAAAATGATTATCAAAAAATTAGAGTTGTCGAATTTCCAAGTAATTAAGGAGTTCAACGCAGATTTTGAGGGTAATGTATATTTCATTACCGGGGACAATGAGTTAGGAAAATCCACGCTATTAAAGGCAATCGGGGCGTTGTTGACCGGGAACCGGGACGCCGTGTTGCGTAATGGCGAGGACAAAGGGTTTGCCAAAATGGTTGTCGGCGACGACGGCGAGGAATACGACGTTGAATTGCGGTTTACCAAAGCCAACCCCCGTGGTACGTTATCAATCAAACAGAAAACAACCGGGATGCGGTCGGATAACGTAAGTATGTTGCAAAAGGTTTTCGGATATACGGATTTTGACGCCGTGGAGTTTTCCCGGTGGTCTGAAACCGCCGAGGGTCGCCGAAAGCAAGTGCAATACGTCCGGGCATTGTTACCGGAGAATGTGCAAAAACGTATTACCGAGATTGACGCCGAGGTTATGACCGTTAAGGAGAAAAGAAAGGACGCCAACGCCGAGGTCAAGACGTACACGACCATTTGCGCCGCCGCCGAAAGGCAGTTGAAACCGGGCGACGTAAAAACGTATGCCGAGAAAATCGACATTGCCGATTTAATGGAGGAACAAAACGAGAACGCCCGGTTGATTGAGAAAGCGAAAACCGTGCGTACCGCATTGCAAACCCGGACGGAACAATTGGAGGCAATCCCCGGTCGTATCAAAGCCGCCGAGGAAACCAAGAATACAGAGATTGACGCCGCAATAAAGTATGAGGCGGAAGCCCAAGCCGAATACGACCGTATTGTTGCCGAGGCAAAAAAGGCATTGGAAGCGGCAAAGAAAAAGAGCAAAGCGGATGCGAAAGCCGCCGCCGACAAATACGACGAAACATTGGCGCAAATCCAAACGGATAAAGCCGATTACGAAACCCGTAAGAACAACGCCGCCGCATGGTTGGCAAAGTACGAGGAAAATAACCCGGAGAATTTGGATACAGCCGAACGCCTCAAACAAGCCGAGGAACACAACAAAATAAATGCGTTGGTTGTGGACTATCTGACGAAGAAAAAGCAAAAGGAAGCCGCCGAAAAAGTCGCCCAAACCCACGAAAAAAAGTTGTCGGATTTGCTCAAAGAGCGGGAAAACCTTATTGCGAAATCGGAATTGCCGATTGCCGGGTTGACGTTCACGGACGACGGATTGGAGTTAAACGGCGTTCCTTTCGTCGCCGGGAAAGTGTCGGATAGTCAGATAATGGAGGTTGCCGCAAAATTGATTATCGCAAGCAATCCAACCGTTAAGGTATTCCGCATTGCGAGGGGCGAAAGTTTGGGCGCAAAACGTCTGCAATCCCTTATCGAATTAGCCCGGAAAGAAGGCTATCAAGGATTTATCGAGGAAGTCAAGCGAGGACAGGACGATTTAATTATTGAGGAATACAGCGAAACCGAGTAATTAACCGGGGGCGTCGGTTCCCCGGCGTCCCTTAAACAAAACAATATGGAAGTTAAAGAAATGACAATTGCGGACGTGTTGAAAACGCCGTTGTTTTTTGAGAATGTGAAACGCCAATTAACGAGCCTTTGGACGACCGGGAGAAAGCCCGTAAGGATGCGACCCGGAATAATACGAGGTTGCGGGCGCACGTTATCGACCGTATGCACAATGCCGGGCAGTGGGAACCGGGAAATTTCGTTATTATTTTCGCAAAAGTGTTGGATAAGGTCGCAACCGGGTATTCGTCGAGCGAACGGGCGTTTATCCGTGCGGTTGGAATGACAGCGTTTAATATCACAATGCAAAAGTTAATCGACGATGAGAAAGCGAGAAATAACGGCAACGGGGACGATAAATAATAACGGCGGGTTGGCAATGTACATGGGCGAATTAAACGAATTTTTCAAGGGTTGGAAAGGTTCCCGGATAATTGCCCGGTTCATTGTTGCGTCGCCCGGTTCGTCCGAGGCTTTGAAAGGATATTATTTCAACTATGTTGTACCCACGTTCCGACACGCCATTTGGGAGGCGGGCGAACGTCTGACAGAGGAACAAACAGAACGCCGATTGCGTGAGTTGTCCCCGGTTATGTATGAGCAAACCCCGGATATTAATACCGGGAAATATGAAACTCGGTTGCGGACAATTGCAGAGTTGAGCAATGCTGAATTAATAGAACATATCGAATTTTTAAAACAACTTGCAAGTGAAGAATATTGTTTGTATATTGCAGACCCAAATGAAATTTGATTATGGAAAATGAAATATGGAAAGAAATACCCGGATATGAATGGTTGTATGAGGTTAGTAATTACGGGCAAATTAGGTCTATTAAAAGATTAGAAAAATGCGGTAATAAAATAAGAATACGAAAAGAACGTATTTTGAAACAATCATTAAGGCGTGGTTATTTGTTTGTATCATTATGTAAAAATGGGGAAAAAGAAAATGTTGTAATACATAGAATTGTAGCATTATTATTTATTCCTAACCCAAATAATATGCCGGAAGTAGACCATATTGATGGTAATAAAATTAATAATAAAGTCAGTAATTTACGATGGGTAACAGCAAAACAAAATAGCAATAATTTAAAAGCCCCCAATACGTATATTGGTAAAAAACTAAATAAAGGAGGCAAGGCAGTTTTGCAATTTGATTTATCGGGTAACTTTATAAAAGAATGGGTTACAGCAATGGAAGTTGAAAGAAGTTTAGGTTTTAGACGTAGTTCTATAAGTAATTGTTGTAATGGCGTTTTGAAAACAGCATTTGGTTTTAAATGGAAATATAAATGATATGTTTTGCAAGTGTAACGGAAAACGTAAGAATTACCCGTTGGCGGGTTGGCGGATTATTCGCCACGAATACACGCCAAAGCATTACAGCCGGATAAAGTGTTTGCGTTGCGGGTGCGTTTGGATTACACGGGCAAAATATGTTGAGCAAACGCCCAACGACGACGGGCAAAAACGATTATTTAATGAATAAAAAAGTAACGAGAGTATGAAATTTGAATTAAAAGATATTTGTTTTTTTGATTGCGAAACAACAGGAGTACCCGCAAAGGGTTTGAAATGGGATGCGGATTTTAACCAATTCCCGCACGTCGTACAATTGGCGTGGGCGTTCGGCGACAAAGAACGCAGTTTTATAATTAAGCCGGACAATTACGAGATACCGCCGGAAATAACCGCAATACACGGAATAACGACCGAACGGGCAATTGCCGAGGGTGTACCGTTTGCCGAGGTTATCGACGAATTTTTGACGGATGCCGCCGCCGCACCGCTTGTATGTGCGCACAACATTTATTTCGATACGTCGATGTTGAAAGCGAACATTTTGCGTTATTGCGGCAAAGAGTATTACGACGCCAAAGCCGAGGACGCATTGCACAAGGGAAAGCGCATTGATACAATGATGAAAACTATTAAATTTGTCGGCGCATTGTATCAGAATGGCAAACCGGGAAAATTCCCCAAATTGGAGGAATTATTTGCAAAGTTGTTCCCCGGCGAAACATTCCCGGCGCACGACGCATTACAGGACGTTAAGGCATTACGCCGATGCGTCCCGGAATTGGTCGAATTGGGGATTATCGAGTTGAAGCAAAAGGAATACCCGGCGGAACAACTCAAAGCGAAATTTGAGCCGGGAAAGCCCGGAAACGGGGGCATTGAGTTTTACGACCCGAACCCCGTAACGGAGCCAATCGGAACCGGGAACCCCAAGCGGGAACCCGTACCGGAACCGGAACCAATCCCGGAGCCTCAACGCCCGGCGGTCGCCCGGAATAAGACGACAAAGGATTTGTTGGACGAAACAGATTTTTAGAATATGGCAAAGCGAACGAAAGACGAATTTACACGGGATTGGATAATTGAAAATTCCGTTGAGATTTTGAGCCGATACGAACCCGGAGTTTTGACAATCCGTGCGTTGCATTATCAATTGGTTAGTATCGGCATGACGAACACGTTGCAGCATTACAAACGTGTCGTCGCCGCAATGGAGGTCGCCCGGTGGGACGGTCGGGTTGATTTTGAGGCGTTCAGCGACCGAGATAGGGCAATGTGTGGTTATACCCACGCCGAGCCAACCAATTTGGAGGACAAACAGGACGAAGCAAAACAACAGGTTCGGGCGTGGATGCGTTCGTATGGGAAAAACCGTTGGGAAAATCAACCCTATTATCCCGAAATCCTTATTGAAAAGAAAGCATTGGAGGGCGTTTTTGCGAAACCGTGCGCCAAATGGGGCATTGCGGTTGGTGCTTGCAAAGGGTATCCGTCGTTGACGTTCTTATATGAATTGTCCGAGCGTATGCGGGACGCCATAAGCAACGGGAAACAACCTATAATCCTGTATTTCGGAGATTACGACCCGTCCGGGGAGATATACCCCGGTCAATTGGCGAGAATTTGGAGAAATTCGGGGTTTACGGGGTTGAAATACGCCGTATTGCCCTAATGGAACAACAGGTTATCGAATGGGGATTGCCGCCCGCCCCGGCAAAGGAAACAGACAGCCGGACGGCAAATTGGGACGGATTGGGACAGGTCGAATTAGACGCCGTTAAGCCGGAAAAATTGATTGCTTTGTTGGACGATGCGATTAACGAGATATTCGACCAAGATTTGTACGACGAATTGATTGCAACGGAAGCCGAGGAACGGGAATTGTTCCAAGCCGAGTTAAAACGATACGTTGAGGAAGATTTGTAAAACCGAGCCGGGCGGGTTCCCGGCAACAAATAAATTATCAAAAAATGAGCGAGAAAAAAGAAACCGCAAACGTAATGCCGATACCGTCGGAAAAGTCGTTTGCATTATCGAAAGTCAAGACGTTAAAAGACGGCGGGTTGGATGTTCATTATGAAGTTACCGAAACAATCGGCAACGAAAGTTATACGAACAAATACCACGTCGAGAGCGCAAAGGATATACACCCCGATTTGCGGGAATGTTTCGACCGCTTGCGCCCAATCATGGGACGTATTTTCAATATCACGTCCTTTTTGTCAATGGTCGAAACCGACGATTTTAAGGCGAACAAGAACCAAAAGGAGGTCGCCCGCAATTTCGCCGACGAAATGTTGAAAAACATTGAGGTTCGGGGCGTGTCCTATTCCGGTCAAGACGATAACGTTGGGGTCGTCCTTACGGGATTGTTCACGGTATCCAACAGCCAAAAGACGGCGATAAATTCGCCCCGTCTGAAATTCAATACCGAAACGTTCGGTTTTGAGGAGGAATTGGAAGAAATCGTTGCGGACATTGAAAACGAGGTTTACGCATTTTTGTTCAAAGGCAAAAAGGCGCAATTGGAATTGTTCGGGGCTGACGGCGAACCCGCACCGGGTTTGGTCGCAGAACCGGAAAAGGAGGACGGATTGTTCCCGGAGGTCGGCGACCAGGCTAACGAGGACGACCCAGAGGACGAAACGGCGGATATGTAAGCAATGGAGCCGATATTGCTAACAGACCGGGAAGAATACCAATTTGTAACCGATAGGGGGTTTTGCCCCCTATTGGATTACAAGCGGTTTACAATGGATATTCGGTTGCGTGTCGAAATCCAACGGGAATTGTTCGGGCATTGCGTTTTTGGTCGTGGGAATATCCCACAGGCAAACGAACGGTTTTTCCGGTGGGTTTGGGAGCATAAGCCGCACAGATGCGAGGAATGTTTAAAGCCGTTACGGAATTATTCCGCCGTTTATTGTTCGCATATATTGACCCGTGGAGCGTTTCCCGAAATGGCGCATGATGCAAGAAATATAAATATACTATGTTTTGAACATCATTCATGTTGGGAGAATGGGGATAAAACGAAAATGCGTATATATTCCGGCAATATGAGAATGATTGAATTAATGAAAAATGAGTATGCAAATTTGGAAAGATATTGAGGGTTACAAAGGACATTATCAAATTTCTAATTATGGCAATGTTCGTTCCTTAAAAAAGGATGCGTTTCTAATGAAAGGCGGATATTTGAAAGGATATAAAATAATTAGTTTATGGAAAAATGGAACCGGGAAAATGTTCCGTGTTCATAGATTAGTTGCGGCGGCTTTCATTCCGAACCCGGAAAACAAACCATGTATCGACCATATCGACGGCGACCGAGCCAATAACCATGCGGACAATTTGCGTTGGGTTACGGTTAAAGAAAATCAGAATAACCCAATAAAAAATCTAAATGGATTGGAAAAAAAGCGAAACCGCACCACGAAAAAGCGGTTGAGCAAATAAAAAACGGTATTGTTGTAAATGTATTTGTTAGCATACAAGAAGCCGCCCGAAAAGGCAATTTTTCGGCAACGGCAATTTGTAAGGTATGTAAAGGGAAAGGAAATTTGCATAAGGGTTATAAATGGAGATATAAAAAATGAGAACCAAAAAGAGGCAACCCGATTACGGGGCAATTTCCCGCCGTTCAATCAAAAATGATTTTAGACGGGTACAAACATACCCGGAAAGGGAGAAACGCCCGCAAATCGAAAATACGCCCGAAATAAATGCAGAAAGACGGGTTTTGTTTGTTGGCGAAAATTCAGGTTATTACAAATTGCGTTCTTTCATTGTTGGTAAATTGGTTCGATTAGTTCAAAAATCAAGCGTCGGCGGTTGGGTTTGTGAGTTCGTACACGACGACGACCGAAAAGCGATAAACCATGCCGCCGGATGGTCGGACAATAAGAAACAATATTTGTTGGATTGCGTAAAATTCAAGTGACATGAAAATAAAATCAAAAACCGGATATAAAATTGCGTTATACACGTTCGTGACGTTAACGGTTGCGTCTTATATGTGGGCGTTGTATAGTATCATTGTTTGGATAATTAAAGCGTTTTTTGTATGAGTGTAAACAAGGTTATTTTGATGGGACATACCGGGAAAGCCCCGGATTTTAGGGAGTTCGACAACGGGGGTTGCGTGGCGACCTTTTCGTTGGCAACCACGAAACGAGGTTATACCACAAAGGACGAGCGGCAAATCCCGGAGCGTACCGAATGGCATAACGTCGTATTGCAAAACGGGTTGGCAAAGGTCGCCAATCAGTACGTCAAAAAGGGCGACAAACTGTATATTGAGGGCGAATTGAGAACCCGGAGTTATGACGATGCGCAAGGCGTCAAACGGTATGTTACCGAGATAGTCGCAACCGATATGGAAATGTTGACCCCGAAAGCGACCGGAGCCGGGGCGCAAGTACCGCCGCCGCCCGTGCCGGATGCACCCGCCCCCGACGGAAACGACGATTTACCATTTTAAGCCGTTGACGATATGGGAGCGATAAACGGACGGGTTATTTACAGCCCAAAAGGTAAAGCCGGGGAATACGCCGAGAACGCCGCCAATTTCTTTGTCGGTTGTTCCAACGGTTGTACTTACTGTTATTTGCGCAAAGGTCGTGGCGCAAAGGTATTGGGAGGCAGTCGCCCGGAGTTGAAAAAGACGTTGCGGGAATATCCATACGCTTTGGATATTTTCAAAAACGAATTGTTGGCGCATAAGGAGGAATTGCAGAAAACGGGGTTATTCTTTTCGTTCACGACCGACCCGTTGTTGCCGGAAACGGAACGGTTGACCCGTCAAGCGGTCGGCGTATGCCAACGCCACGACGTCCCGGTTAAGATATTGAGCAAATGCGCCGAGGGGTTGAACCGCTTCATTGATTTTGCCGAGGCGTCCGAGGGTTGGGACGTGTCCCGTATCGCTTTGGGCGCAACGTTGACAGGTTGCGACGAATTGGAGCCGAACGCCGCCCCAAATACGATGCGGGTTAATGTGTTGGCACGGGCAAAACGCCACGGGTTCCGCACCTTTGCGAGCGTTGAGCCAATCTCGCCGGGGATGTACGACCGGGCAATTGCGATAATCAAATTTTCGTATCCGTTCGTTGACCTGTATAAAATCGGGTTGCAGAGCGGCGGAAAATATCCGAAACGGGAAATACGATTGATTTACGACACGATTACGGAACATTGGGACGCCAGCCCGCAACAACCCCGTATCTATTGGAAAGATAGTATTGTTAATCCGTTGGGGATTGACCGGGGAGAATTGCCGGGGTATTGTGTCCCTGTTAATTGGGATTTGTTTAACAATGAAAAGTGAAATACGGGTTGAGGTTCCCGCCGATTGCCGATTGGTCGGAGTAAGGATGGACGGCGATGTTGTCTTTATCATTTACGAGCCAATCCAAAACGTCCGGCAAATTGGATTTATCCATTACCCGGAACCCGACGACGAAACCGAGGAACCCGAAAATAAAAAGTAAATATTATGCAGTACAGTAATAAGGATTACAACCCGGAAAAGCACGACCGTTGGCGTGCGTTGACCGTAAAACAGCCATACGCAAATGATTTGGTAACGGAGGCGTACAAGGACGAAAACGGTATTGTTTACGGGAAAAAGACAATTGAAGTTAGGAGCAAAAACACGTCCTACCGTGGCGACGTGTTGATATGTTCCGCAGCGTCCCCGGTTTATCCGGGAATGGAAAGCGGCGTTACTTTGGGATTGGTTGAGTTGTACGACGTAAAGCCGATAAAAGAGTTTACGCCGGAGGATTGGGAAAACACCCGGATTCCAAAGGAAAAGAGGGCGAAAATAACAAAGGGGTTCGGATGGATGATGCGCAACCCAAGACGTGTTATTGAAATGCCAATTAAGGGGCAATTGGGTATCTATAATCTCGTATATACAAAAGATTGTATATTGCCGTACCCCGTGGCAATGGTAATGGATAAAAAGGGTTATGAATTAGCAAGAAAGGAGGCACACAATGAGTAAGGACAAACACACCGTCACAACAGGCATACACGTTGGGCGGGTTGGCGTTTATGTTTACGCCCGTGAATATTGGCAATATAATAGTTGGCAATTCGGTATATCAATTGACGCAATCAACGGTTACGACCGTTACGTTGACATTGAGGCGAAAATATTGTTTGTCGGCATTGGCATACGGTTTATATGGATTAAAAGAAAGGTAAAACGATGAAAGCAAAGATTTTATTGTTATCTTTGGCAACGCTTTTGTTGGGGGCGTGTCAAAGCGAGAACGAACCAACGGAGGCATTTAATTTACTTCAAAAATCCGAGAGCATGGAAGAAAGAAACGAGTTTGTAACGAATACCACGGCGGCAATGATACAGATAAACGCCCCCCGGTATAATTGTGAGATTGTCGAAATCGCATTAGCCGGGGGCTATAGGGTACGAATTTGCGTAAAAGGCGCAAAGGACGATTTGGACGCATTGTTTGGCTATGTAAACGAAGCGGGCAAAGAATGAGAGTTAAGCAACCCGAACCGTTCGACCCAAACAGAGAGTACAACCCCGGCGAACGTTGCGTTTACCGGGGTATGGTATTGATTGCCGAGATATGGACGGCAGCGGATGCACGATTAGCCAACAACAACCCCGCAATATTTACGCAACGTTGCGTTCGCTGCAAAATCCAAATGGAAGATTGCCCCGGAATAGGTAGGCAATGCGATAAGTACAACAGAACCGACCGAAAAACGATATTTTGGCGGTTGGCATATCCGAAAACAGTAAGAACGAATAAAAAATTAGAACATGACAGAAAGTAAGTTAAACCCGTTTGATGCGGAATTGTTGGTTATGATTGGCGATATTGCCAAAAGCCAACCGGAGGTCGAGGAAAAACCCGACCGTTACGAAATCACGGTTGACACAACCGAGATACAGGGAAACGCAATTGAAGCACTAAAACAGGCAGTCGCCGGACGATTGGGGAAACGCTTGTTAGTTACCCACACGTTAGACGCCGCCGTTATTTTCAACGTCGAGTACGACCCGACGGAATACCCGGAACAAATCCGCACCCGGTTAGTTGAGCCGGACGCCACGGCGGGAACCAGATATTGCCGCACGTTGTTAGAAGTTGACGCAATACAGGTACGCCGGGACAATTTGGACGACCTGTTGAGATTTACCGGAGGCGGAACCATGACGATACCGAGAACCCCGAACGGGCGGGCGGTTTATTCATTCCCGGACGGCAACGGCATTTTCATTGACGCCCCGGAAACGTACTACATTGTCCGGGAGCCGGACGGACGATTGACAACCCGCCCGGAAAGAGAGTTTAACCGGGAGTTTGAGCCGAAAGGCGTAAGCGTACCGAAAGAACCCGGCGATAAGGGATGCGGGAATTGCGCCAACTTTACATACGAGGACGTCAACGGGAACGGTTATTGCGAGGCGTTCAAATGCGAACAATCGTGCGGCGTTATGCCGTGTCAAGAGTACAAACCCAAAAATCAATAAAGCGATGAACAAAAGAGAGAAATTTTTGAAAGAGATTGCCGAGGTTATCAACCGTAATTCGATGGAGGCGTATTTTAACGATACCCCGGATTACATATTGGCGAAAGTCGCAGTTGTAGCAATGGAGAATTTCGCCGAAGCGTCCGCACGGAGGGAATTGGCACGGGTTAAAGAAGCCGATAAGCCGGGCGAGGTTGTGCGGAATGAGGATTGCGGCAATTGCCCGGTTCGGGGGATTTGCCCGGAGCATAAGAAGCCGGAGGCGTTCGACGTCCCAAAGGAGGTGCAAGCAATGGCGGAATTTTTCGGCAAGATGTTCCCCGGTTCCAAAGTAGAAATACACCGGGTCGAAATGCCACGGCGCAACCCACGGGATAAACGCCGGGGAAAGAATAAACGCAACGGGAAAGGAGGGAGCAATATATGAAACCCGTTGAATTTCCCGGCGTAAATGTGGTTTTTGCAAAAGACCAACCGGAATATATGCCGTTACCTGCAATGAAAATCCCTAATGACCCGCAGGGGCTTATAATTACCAAATGGCAGTTATCCCCGGAAGAATTGGAGAGAGTAAAAGAAACCGGAACAATACATTTGTCAATGCTGACGTTTAACCAACCATTGCAACCCGTATTGTTAACCGTAGATTTACCAACAGAAAAATAATAAAGTTATGGATAAAGAAACATACGTAAAAAGAATGGCAGAATTAGCCGAGATAAAACAAAAGGCTTTGGAGTACAACGGAAAGGAAAGAGAAAAAGCCGCAGAAAGTTACATAACAGAAAATTGTCCGTTTAAAAAAGGCGATAGAATAAAATACAACGGAAAGCCCGGAAAGATAGAAGTTATCAAGGCAGAACACAACGGCAATTTTTCGTATGAAGTTAGGTTTGACAAAAAGGACGGTACGCCGTCAGTTAGGGTAACAAGTGTTTACCCATTGTTGAAAATCGACAAAATGGAAAAAGAATAAAAAACGCCCCGGAATTATAACCGGGGCTTTGCCGTTTAGGTACAGAAACGAAAGAAAGCCAAAATTAGCCCCGTAGGGCGACGAAAATACAAAAGACAATAAAAGTATCAAGTAACGGAACCCGCTTAAAACGAAAATTCCCCGAAAATAACAAGCAAAGGGAAAGCGATGTTTGAGAGGAAAGCAAAATAAATGGCTTTGCTGTTATAAAAAGGTTTGAAAAATGGAAGCGAGTAAAAGACAAAGGGGCGGACGCCCGAAAATGTGCAAACGAACAAAAGACCAAAGGGAGTTTGATTTGGCTTTTTGTTCAAATCTGTTTTTACGTGGTTACACGTATAGGGAGATTTCGGAAAGACTGAATGAGGAAAACGCCCGGCGTGGCGTCGGTTATACCATAACAAAACAAATGGTATATTGGGATATGCAACAATTGCTAATTGAGTGGAAACGTGAACGTATGGAAAATATAGACGATTACGTTACGCAGGAATTGCGAAAGTTGGATAAAATGGAGGTTGAATTGTGGGAGGCGTGGGAACGTTCAAAGACCGGGAAATTGCGAGAGAAAAACAGACAGAACGCAAAGCCCCGTAAAGTGTTGGAGGATGGCAACAACCCGGAATATTACGGGTATGAGGATACCACAACGGAAACGTCCGCCGGAAACCCCCGGTTTTTGGATTTGCTTTTGAATGTGCAGCAACGCCGGGCAAAGATGTTGGGATTTGATGCGCCAATAAAAGTTGATATACCGGGAATAAAAGAAAGTATAAATGGCGATGCACCGCAATACGATGTATCAGCAATCCCGGACGACCTATTGTTTGCGGTCGCCGATAAATTGCAAACAGCAGAATATAAAAAACAATTAGCAGAAAAAGGAGTAATTGACGATGGTACGAACAACAAAGAATAATATCAAGAAAAAAGACGAACCGAAACCCGTACACACGTGCGGGAATTGTGGTTGGGGTAAATATTATTACGACCATTCAAATTTGGATATGGACGGGAACCCAATTTGTTTAAAATGCCCGTTTGTCGAAAATCGCAGTATAATACGTTCGGAAAAAGCGTGCGACAAATGGAAAATGAAACAATAAATTGGTTGTTTTTTAAGATTCCCAGTTTTTAAGTCAGAAAAAATACGGGGGTAAGACAAAAATATATGGTCTATTTTTAAGAATTAAACAAAATGGACAAAGAACAATTGCTTAAAATGTATGCAGCATTGAAAAACAACCCCGGCGAGATAGTAAAAGCGGCGGCACGCCATAGGCTGATAAACTTTTCCCGGTACATGCAACCGGATTTGGCTTTGGAACCGTTCCACGTCGTTTATTATACGCTATTGGATAAGTTCGCCCACGGGGAAATAAAAAAAATGATTGTGCAAATGCCGCCTCAACATGGTAAGGAAATATCCGATAATCAGATAGTTGCTACCACTAAAGGGATAAAAAAACATGGTGATTTAATTGTAGGGGATTACGTGTTTGGTAGGGATGGAACCCCGGTTAAAGTATTATGGGTGTCAGAAAAAACAAGAAGCGAATATGTCGTTTCTTTTTCTGATGGGGCAAAGATAGAATGTCATGGTAATCACGAATGGACGGTGTATAATAGATTTCGACAGAAAGAGGAAACTATAGAAACGAAACATATGGCATCCTCCACAATATATAATGGAGATGGAAAAAGAGGAAGCCGATATAAATACCAAGTAGATAGCAATGTTTGCGTAATGTTTGATAGTCGGAATGTAGATTTAGACCCATACGTTTTAGGAGCGTGGCTAGGAGATGGGGATAGCTCATGTGGGATTATACACATTGGCAATAATGATGTTGAAATAATAGGGAATAGTACATATAAGTTCAAAGAAAGTAAGGGCACGACAACACGTAAGTTTTACAGCCCAGAATTGAATATTTTACTAAAAAATAATGGACTAATTAAGAATAAACACGTACCGGATATGTATAAATACAATTCAGTTGAAGTTCGCAAGAATGTGATTGCTGGATTAATTGATACAGATGGGTATGTGTATCACAGAAACGGACGTATAACCATATCCAACACAAACAAGCGGATTATAGACGATGCAGCATTTATATTACGCTCATTAGGTCAGTCTGTAGTTGTGTGTGAATTCAAACCTAGGGTTAGTAGTAGCGGAATAGTAGGGAAGAAGATAGTATATCAACTCTGTTTTAATCCTACAATGACTTTCCCGACAAAAGTAAAACGTAAGAAGATAACGAAATTGTCTATAAATAAGAAGCGTGCTATTGTTTCTATTGAACGAAAGGAGGGCTTGGGCTATGGTAATTGCATCCAAGTAGATGGGGGTATCTATCTGGTTGGAGATACGTTTATTCCTACGCATAATAGTGAGGGTTCAAGCCGGAAGTTGCCCGCTTTCATGTTGGGTTTAAATCCGGACAAAAAGATTTGTATAGGTTCTTATGCTGCAACGATTGCGAGAGATTTTAACCGTGATGTTCAAAGAATAATTGATACGCCAAGTTACCGGGAATTGTTCCCGGAAACGTATTTGAACGGTTCCAACGTCGTAACAATGGCTAATACGTATTTACGAAATTCTGACGTTATAGAAATGGTTGGGCATAAGGGTTCGTTGCGTGTTGTAGGTCGTGGCGGTTCTTTGACGTCAAAAACGGTTGATGTATCTATTTTGGACGACGTTTACAAAGATTATGCCGAGGGCAACAGCCCGATTGTACGTAATGCGGCGTGGAAATGGTACACGACCGTTGTACGTACCCGTTTGCATAATGATTCCCAAGAATTAATTGTGTTTACCCGTTGGCATGATGATGATTTGATTGGACGTATTGAAAAAAGCGGGGAAACCGTAATTGAGATTAAAAGTTGGGACGATGTAAAGAACATTCCGGCGGGCGCATGGGTACGCATTAATTTTGAGGGATTGAAAACCGGGGAGCCAACAGAGATTGACCCACGGGAACCGGGGGCGGCATTATGGAAAAGCCGACACAGTAAGCAAAAGTTGGAAGCGCAAAAGGCATTAGACCCGGTGCAATTTCAATGCCTGTATCAAGGCAACCCCGGTTCCGCCGAGGGTCGATTGTACCAACCTTTCAAAACGTGGGTCGAAAAATCCGATTACGGCACGTACATTCGTTCCGGCGCATACATTGACGTTGCCGACGATGGCGACGACCTGTTGTTTGCCGCAACGTATGACGTGTATAAGTCCGACAATCTGTTTTTCAACGAGAAAACAAAGCGCATGGAGCCGATATTGTTTGCCCTTATTACAGATATGGAAATGACGGACGAAAATACGGACGTTACAACCGTAACCGTCCCGGCGATGATTAACCGGAACGGGACGCAAAAAGCGTGGGTTGAGAGCAACAACGGTGGTGCGGGTTATGAAAAGGTTATCAAAAAGAAAGTCCGGGCGATTACCGACCCGTTTTATCAAGGGGGCAACAAGGAAAGCCGGATAATAACAGCGTCCGCAATGGTTAATCAATATATAATTATGCCGTTCGGTTGGGAAACCCGGTACAAAGCCGTTTACGACCATGTAACCGGATTTTTGCGCAATTTCGGAGCCAATACGCACGACGACCCGGAGGACGGATTGACCGGGATATATGAAAAGGAGATTGCGGACGGCAATATACAGCCATACGCACACGCAAACCGAGGCGTAAGACGACGCAATTAGCAATATTTTTGAGATATGCAAGATTATCCGGGGAAAAGTTTATAACTTTGTAACCGAAACGAGAGGGCAAAGGGACAGCCCCGGAGAAAGTAATAATATTTTTAACGTTAAAAACAAAGAAGTATGATTTGTAAATGTCCGGCGGGGGCGGCGTTGCCCGATGTACCCGCAATTAAGTGTTCGGAAAGTTTCGGACAGGTTCAGAAAGTGGCTTTTCAACGTCTTATGAAAGACGACGGAAGCAAAAACAGTTTTACGAGTCCAAAAGCGATTACGGCGTTAGCGTCATGGACGCCCCTGTTATCGGCGGCGGATAGCACGAAAATAGTTGTTTCGCCGTATATCCAAGCCCCGACCGCCGAGGCGGGAGCCGCCCGCACCTTTGGAGGCGGTAACGAAACGTTAGGAGGCGTCGAAGAGATTATTGGACGTGAACCAACCCCGTTTACCGGAGTTATCCGCAAAGCCCCGCAGGAGGTTATCAAGGCATTAAAGGAAATGCAATGCGAATCTTGGGGCGACAATTTGGGTATCTTCATTTTCGACGAAAACGGCGCAATCGGCGCAATCAAGGGGAGTACAGACGGTACATATTACCCGATACCGATACGTTCGTTGTTTATCGGCGATAAGACGTTGGGCGGATTGGAAGCCCCGGACAGCAACGCAATACAATGGTCGTTTTTGCCGAATTGGTCGGACGATTTGGCGATTGTTGCCCCGGCGTTTAACCCGCTTACGGATTTGAAACCCGCATGAAAGTAATGACGGCGAAAGTTACAAAGGTCGTGTTGGAGTGTCCGACCCTTAACACGACCGAAGAATTTGAGATTAACCACGCCGAACGCCTGTTGCGGATGCCTAACAATGGCGGTTGGCAGTTGCCCGAAAAAACACCTTTTGAATTTAGCAAAGAAAATGGGATTAGATATAAAACGCATAAGAAAGGAAATAACGGAACCGAGGAAAAAGGCGACGATAAATAAAGCGGTCATACACCAAAACCGCATTAAATTTCACGCCCAAACCAACGTAACGCCCTTAATGTGTTTACCCACGACCGATTTTTTGGCATGGGTTCAAAATCTTATCCCGCACGATAAATTCAAAATCTTCAAAACATTGTTCCGTTACCCCGTTCGTACCAACGAGGTAACGGGCATTTGTTTTGATAAGTTAAGCCGTATTTTCGACGGTCGTAACCCGGCGTTCAACTATCAATTTCAAAACACGGAACAACGGGACGATTGGGAGTATTACCGCCAAGATGTATTAAAGGAGCCGGAAATTTGGAGCACGAAAGGTTGGGAGTTTTTCAAGACGGAAATAAACAGCGTCTTAATAGTTGATTTGCCCGCCGAGCAAAACCCCGCCGACCGATACCCGACCCCGTATTTTTATTGGCTACCTATCGAAAGCGTCATAACCTTTGAGGCAAACCGGACAACCGGGGTTATGGATTGGATAATTTTCCGCCAACCCGATAAACGTATTGCAGTTATTGACGATGAACGATACAGAGTATTTGCAGAGGACGACGGCGGCAACATAGGCGAATTATTGGTTGATAACCCACACGATTTGCGCTATTGCCCCGCCCGTTTCTTTTGGAACGAGCCAATGAATTTGCGAGAACCGGACGTTAAACAATCCCCGCTAACAAAAGAATTGGAGGCGTTGGATTGGTTTTTGTTTTTCCATATATCGAAGCGGCATTTGGATATGTACGGGGCTTACCCGATATATTCCGGTTACGAACAATCGTGCGATTTTACAAACGCCGAAAACGGCGATTATTGCGACGGTGGATTTTTGAAAGACAAACAAGGGTATTACAGGTTAGACCAAGCCGGGTTATTGATGCGTTGCCCCAAGTGCGGCGACAAACGGATTACCGGGGCGGGTTCCTTTGTTGAAATACCGATACCGGACGGGGACAAACAACCCGATTTGCGGAACCCGGTACAAATGTTGACCGTTGACCGTACAAGTTTGGATTATAACGTTGAGGAAGAAAAGCGATTGCGGGAAAACATTATTACCGCCGTCGTCGGACAAAACGAGGAAGTAACCCAACGGGAGGCATTCAACGAACAACAGGTTAAAGCCGCATTTGAGAGCCAAAGCACGATATTAAACCGAGTGAAAAAAGGCTTTGAAGCCGCCCAACAGTTCGTCGATGAAACGGTTTGCCGATTGCGATACGGCAATATGTTCGTATCTGCAAAAGTCAATTACGGCACGGAGTTCTATTTGTACGACGCAAGCGAGTTGCGGAGCCGTTACAAGTCGGCAAAGGAAAGCGGCGCAAGTGAGGCAGAATTGGACGCCCTACAAAATCAGATTATCGAAACGGAGTACCGGAACAACCCAACCCAATTGCAACGTATGTTGATATTGGCAGAATTGGAGCCGTACCGCCATTTGACCCGGAACGAGGTATTGGATTTGTACGGGCGTAACTTAATCCCGGAGAATGAATTGCGTATAAAGTTGAATTTCGCTAACTTTGTCCGCAGGTTTGAACGGGAGAATACAAACATTTTGGAATTTGGAACGCAAATACCATTCGACCAAAAGATTTCAGTAATAACAAGTAAATTTAACGAGTATGCACGTAAAAACAGCAACCCAGGGTAAAACAAAGGACGTCGCAATTACCGACGTCACCCCCGAAAACTACATTGTACCGAGCAACGAACAACATTTGTATCATTGCATTATTGAGGTGCGCAAGTTTGACAGCGAAACGGGCAAACGCTTATCCGTTCCCCGTATCCAAAAGTTCGGCAAAAAGTCCTTTGAAAACGGCATTTTGGACGCACTGAAAAAACAGGGTTACACGATTACCGTATTGCACGACCCCAACGAGTACGTCAAGGCGCAAGCCGAGGAAAAAGCGGCACGAACCGCCGCACAGCAGAAAGCCGCCGAGGAAAAAGCCGCCGCCGATGCACAGGCAAAGGCAGAAGCCGAGGCGAAAGCCAAAGCCGAGGAAAAAGCGGCGTTAAAGGCTGAAATTTTGGCGGAATTGAAAGCGGCGGGAGTTATCCCGGCGGAACCCGCCAAAGAAACCAAAGCCGAGGACAAACCCGGAGCGAAAAAGTAACAGAGTATTAAACTATTAAAAATACGATTATGGCACAGATTGCACAGCAGGACAATTTGGTTATTGAAGTAACAACAACCGCCGCCGCATTGGATAGCGCAACAAAGAAAAAGTTGATTGAATGTATTGAGGGCGGAACAATTACCGACGTAATTTTGGTAACAAAAGAGGTTGAAAAGAAAATCAGCCATGCCCGTGTTGTTAGTTGGTTGGTTAATACAACCGGGGATTCGCCAAAATACACAATTCATATTATTAACGCAAACAGCGGAGCAATAGCAGCAATCGCACTTAATTAATTCAAAGGGAAAGAATTATGTTAACGAGAGAAATTTTAATTGCAAATGCGGCATTAGCCGGATTAACCGACGAACAAATTGCGGCAATTACAACATTGTCCGCCAACGACGAAAATAGCGTTATCGCCAAAAAGACGGGCGAAATTTACGGCGGATTGGATGCCGATATTTTGGCGGCGTCCGGTATAGCGAAGAACGGAACCGAAAAGACGTTTGATTACGCAAAACGTGTGGTCGCCGAGTTCAAAACCAAAGCGGAAAGCGCAAGCGCATTGCAAACTCAAATAGACAGTCTGACGAAAGAAAAGGCACGTTTGGAAAAGGCAATTGCCGACGGTGCGACCGATGCGGAAACGGCAAAGGCGTTGAAACAGGAGAAAGCCGATTTAACGGCGGTAACAACGCAGTTTAACGACCTCAAAAGGAAGTACGATGAAGCCGAAAAGAAATTCCAAACGGAATTGTTCGGCGTCCGTATCGAGGGCGCATTGCAGGCGGCAACCGCCGGGTTGAAATTCAAACCGGGATTGCCCGAAAGCGCAACAAAGGTTTTGTTGGAGCAAGCAATCGACAAAATCAAGGGTATGAACCCCGAATATATCGACGACGGCAAAGGCGGCAAAATCATTGCTTTTAAGGACGAAAGCGGCGCAATTATGCGTAACCCGAACAATCAGTTGAACCCGTACACCCCCGGCGACCTGTTGGCAAAGGAATTGGATACAATGGGTATTTTGGATAAGGGACGCCAAGCCGGAGGCGGCGGAACGGTTCCACCGGGGGGCGGTTCCGGCGGTGGTAGCGGAACAACCATTGACGTAACGGGCGCAAAAACCCGTGTCGAGGCTTACGAAGCAATCGCCGCAAACCTTATGGCGCAGGGCTTAACGGCGGGTTCCGAAAAGTTCGACGCCGCAATGAAACAGGCATGGCAGGACAACAATATTGCCGCATTGCCGGAAAAGTAAACAATCACGGGTAAAGGGTAAACCCGCATTTAATAACAATTAAATTTTTAACATTATGTCATTAGTAGCGACAAGATTGCAGAATTGGCGGATTGAAAACCCGGAATTAGACCGTAATATGACCCGCCCGTGTGAGTATGGCGCATTGGATTTCTTCATTGAGCAAACCAACGCCCCGTCCTCAATCATTAACCCCAATTTGCGTGACCGTGCGTTTGCGTCTATTGGTAACACGGTACAAGTACCCGTTATCAATTACGACGGCGATGTACAGGTTAGCAATGTCCGTTCGTGTGTTATCGCTGACGATGAGAATACGTCCGCATTGGTAACGGTTGTTTGGGCGACTTATGCCATTGGCTTTACAATGGTTCCCGCCGCCTACATGAACAACGAAATTTCCTATGAACACGACTTTTTGCGCAAAATGGAAAAGACGTGCCGGGCTTTGGCGAACAAATTGGACGTCGGAGCCGTTGCCGCATTGGAGGCAAACAAAACAGAGGTGTTCAAAACGTTGCTTAATTACACGCAGTCGGGCAACGTGGTACAGGTTCCAACCCAAATGGCGACCGAGATTTTGGGCGATATTAACCCGATTATGCGGGCTAACTGTTACCCGGAATATATCCACATTATCGCCAACGCCGGGGTTGATAGCCTTATCCGTAAACTTGCGCAACATGGCGTTTACAACGACGTAAACAAGCGCATGGAGTACGACAACAAGGTTTTACACTACACGAACAACGTAACCGACGAAGCGGGCAAAATGGGAACCATGTTTGCCGTTGCTGACGGTAATGTTGGTATCCTTACCCGTGTTGACCGTGAGGCATTGCGCCGCACCCGTGCGAATTTCCACGAATGGGACGTTGTACGTTTGCCGTACATTGATTTGCCCGTTGGTTCGCACTATTACACCGCCGTTGGCGACCAGTCCGCAATCATGGGCGCCGCAACCGCCGATTTGACGTGCGCCGTTAAGGAGTATTTCGGATTTTCCGTTGACGTGGCGTATATGGTTGCTTACAACAGCAACCCGGTTACCGTGGCAAACCCGATTATCAAAGCCGAGATTGCCGCCCGCAATCCGAACGAACCGTTGGGTATGCCTGTATATGTAACCAACGCCGGGGAATTTCCCGCCGGAGGTGCGGGCGCATAACGCCGGAGCATAACGAATTGTTAAACCGAGGGGACGGGGTGGTTATCCCCGCCCCCTTATTTATTTCAAACGCAGATGTACCGATTAAAAGAAATACAGGACGCATTATTGCACGTCGTCGGGTGGGAACAATCATACGACCCGGCAAAGGCGATAGACGACAATTTAACGCAGACGGAAAGCGGTTTGACGTTTCAAGGTGCGCACCCCCTTGTTACTTTGGATAATGTCCGGGCAATCGTCCCGGATGATTTCGTTTTTCAATATCCGGTTTGGAATATGATACCGGAATACAAAGCCGGGGCAAAGGTTCGCCACAACAACAAAGTTTGGATTGCCGCACGGGACAACCAAAACGAGGAACCGACCGAAAGCGATTTTAACGACGATTACAACGACGATTACGGCAACCCATATTGGCAACCGTACAATTTCATTTCCGATTATTTGGAGCGATTGACCCGTAACGGTATTGCGCAAATGGTACAAACATTCACGCAAATAAAGGGATTGGATAAGGAAACAAAGAACCTATTGGAACGGCGCACGTTCTTTGACGGTGCGGGACGTATCCGGGCGACGGTGCCGAATAATCATAAATTAGTCGGGTTTGAAATTGTCCCGGTTCGTTCTATGGGCGTAACAATGAAAATCGAACAAATCGGGTTGCAAATGACGGGCGCAACCGGGGTTGTTCGTATGTATCTTTTCCATTCGTCCCAAATTGACCCGATAAAGACGTTTGATTTGAATTTTACGCAGACAAACGGCGGTTTTCAATGGTTCCCGTTGAAAGATTGTTATTTACCGTATATCAGTACCGGAAACAACGCCGGGGGGTCGTGGTTCCTTTGTTACAACCAAAACGATTTGCCCGCCGGGATGCAGGCAATTAACATGACAAAGGATTGGAGCCGGGAGCCGTGCGGGACGTGTACGGGTTACGTTGATTTGGAGCGTTGGCGGGAAATAACCAAGTATTTACAGGTATCCCCGTTTATGATGAACGCCCCGGAAACATTCGACGAATACCCGGAGTTGTGGGATATTGCGTTGACGATGTACACCAATACGCAGAATTACGGGTTGAATTGCGAAATAACCGTTGGTTGCGACCTAACGGATTTTATCATTAAGGAAAGGCAGATTTTCCAAACGGTTATCCAACGACAGGTCGCCGCAATCATGTTGCGCACGTTGGCAATGAACCCCGATGTTAAGGTAAACCGGAACCAAGTAAACGCAAGCCGGATGGAAATTCTTTACGAGTTGGACGGCAACGTTGAGGGTCGCCCCGGCGGTTTGGGTTATGACCTAAAAAAAGCATACGAGGCGTTGCGGTTGGATACGCAGGGTATCGACCGTATTTGCCTTACTTGTAATAACCACGGTGTAAAATACCGGACAACGTAAGATTATGGCGGGGTTAAAGTCAATACAGGATTTACGCAACCGGGTTGCCACGTTCAACAACGGGTTATCGTCCGGCGCATACATTCAACAAATCATTTGGGACAATGACGCCTATATTGTTGATATGAATGCCGAGGAACAATTGTTTGAACAAGGTATTAACCGTTTGGGCGTGGATATTATGGATTACGCCCCGTATTCGCCGTTGACGATAGCCATAAAGGAGGAAAAGGGACAACCGACAAACCGGGTAACGTTACGGGATACCGGGGATTTTGAAGCGTCGTTTTTTTTGGAAGTCGGCGACAAACAGTTTGAAATAAAAGCGTCGGATTTCAAAACGGAGGACTTAATAAAAAAGTACGGGCGGCAAATATTGGGATTGACGGACGAAAATATTGCGGCGTTGATTTGGCAATATATATTCCCGGACTTAATGAAGAAAGCAAAAAACGTATTATATGGCAACGAATAAGAGAACAACCCCTATAATTCCCAACCCGGTTTTAATCGACCGGGTTTTGGGGAACATACAAACCGGGTTAATGGATAACGTCGATTGGTTGGACGTCGCATTTGGGCGGGCGCAACGTATCGCCAAAGTGATACAGGGCAAACGCTATTATACCCCGAACGTATATGCGGGCGGGACGGAATGGAGAGGCGACAATGATTATATCGACGTTTCCCCGGATGCCAATATTGGCAATTTTTCGTTCTTTTGGATAGACGACCCGCAAACGGTCGGTTGGGTTCCCAAAGAGCAAAGCGAGATTAAAGCCCCGTTTTCCCTTATTGTTTGGTTCGATTTGCGCAAGGTTTACCCCGGTCAACTCAACAACCGGAATACCGAGGCATTGAAGAACGAAATATTGACCGTCCTAAATGGCGGTTTTTGGCTGAAAGACGGGACGATTGTAATAAACCGGATTTATGAGTTGGCGGAAAACGTGTACCGTGGGTTTACGTTGGACGAAATAGATAATCAATTTTTAATGCACCCGTTCGGCGGTTTTCGCTTTGAGGGTGTATTGTCAGTTAATCAACCTTGTAACATTTAACGATATGGTAACTTTCATTATTTGGGTTTTGGTCGTGGCAACCGTGGCGGCGTTCCTGTTGACCCTGTTAAAAAAGTGGGGCGTTATTGAGTACGTCCAAGTTCACGGCAACGACTTTTTTGTTAAGATGTTCAATTGCGGCTTTTGCTTATCATGGTGGGCGGGGGTCGTTTTGTCCGTCCTGTTTGCTATATGCACCGGGAACCCGGCATTGTTATTGGTTCCGTTTTGTTCAACAGTCATAACCCGCATACTCTTATGAAAACGACAAAGATAGGGGAACGGGCGGTTGTGTTGTACGACAGTATCGACGAATTGCCGATTTTGCGATTTCACGCATATAACAAAATGTTGCTTATCGACGCCGGGGTTGGGTCGGATTTGAACGATTGGGATGCGCATATTGAAAAGGCAATTCGGTTTATCCGAAAGGAAAAGCCGGATTTGGCGGAAAAGGAATTGGATAATTTGCGGCAAAACGTTTATTTCGTCCAATCCGCCATATCGCCAAAGTATTTGGCGTTTGCCTGTTTGGTTAAGTCAGTGGACGGAACCGAATACAACGATATGACGGCGGACGGTTTGCAAAAGGTATTGGATTTATTCGCCGATGCGCCGAACGCCGAGTTGACCGCCCAATTGGAAGCGGTCAAAAAAAAAATAGATAAAGAATTGCAATTGTATTTTCCTAAACTATTCGACGACGCCACGGTTAAAGAGTATTACGACCAATTGAAGCAACGCACGATGTTAATGTTGGATGCGATAATAAAGGGGGACGAAAGCGACAAACGAGAAGAAATAGACCATATTACGACGTTGTTGTTGACTTATACAAAACCCAAATCGTTTAGCGGGTCGGATAGCGTGGAAATACAATACGACAAGCAGTTTGAAAATATGTGTTTGATGTTGTCCCAACATTTGCACGTAAACCCAAAATCGTTTACCGTTTTGGAATATTACAACGCATTTGAATACATTAAGGAGCAAGCGAAAAAAGCAAGCAGAAAAAGCCAAAATAAGGCGATTTAAGGTGTTTTATTTTTCAGACGATAAATTATACATTTGAGAAAAGAAAATTGATTGTAGGGCAAATTGCCCGAAAATAACAAAAACAAATAGTCGGATATATGGCAGATAACAACAACCCAATTAAATATTCTGATTTGGTAAGCCCCGATAATTCGATTACTGATTTGATAAAGCAATTGGATGAACTTTCAGACGCATATACAAATGCGTTGAAAAATATTAGGGCGGAAGCAATTCAGTTGGCGGCGGTTCTGCAAAAGGTTTCCGGGGCAACCGAGGACGGCAGGAACACAACCAAGAAAGCCGCAGACGATGCGGAACGTTTGGCACGTGCGCAACGTGATTTGGCGTTTGCAGAAAGCGAGAACGCCAAAAAGTTAGCCGAGTTAAAATTGGCACAACAGGAAGCGAACCAAATTAATAAACTGATTGTGAAAATAAATCAATCCGCCGAGGGTAGTTATAACCGTTTATCGGCGCAATATTCATTGAATAAGATTTATTTAAACAACATGACTAAAGCCGAACGGGAAAACACCGAGGAGGGGCGAAAATTGGTTGCACAAACCAAAGAAATATACGAAGAAATGAAACGTTTGCAGGAAGCAACCGGGAAATTTCAATTGAACGTCGGAAATTATACGGAGGCGTCCGACGCAATTATTGCGTATGGCGACAAATTAAAAGAAACGTTAGGTTTAAATAGCGCATTTGGCGAAAGTCTTTTGGCGTTAGGACGTGGCGGGGCTGAAAGTAAAGCCGTTTTTACAGCTATTGGCGACGGGGCAAAAGCATTGGGAAAAACTTTGTTGGGATTACTTTCAAACCCGGTTTTTTTGGCGATTGCCGGAATTGCGGCGGCGGGTGCGGCGTTTAAATGGTGGTACGATTATAACGCCGGGTTAGTTGAGGCAACGAGATTGACGCAACAATTTACCGGGAAAAGTGGCGATGATTTGAAAGCGTTTAGAAATGAGGTGCAAGCCGTCGCCGATTCATTCAACGCAGATTTCCGGGAAACATTGATTGCAACAAACGCATTATCAAAACAATTTGGTATTTCTGCAAATGAGGCATTGCAGTTGGTTAAGGATGGTTTTTTGTCCGGAGCCGATGCGAACGGGGAATTTTTAGACACGTTGAAAGAATACCCGGCATATTTCAAAGAGGCTGGAATATCAGCAGACCAATTTGTTGCGATTGTAGCCCAAACAAACAAAATGGGTATCTTTTCGGACAAAGGCGTTGACGCAATTAAGGAGGCAAATTTGCGTTTGCGTGAAATGACGACGGCGACGGCGGCGGCTTTGGACGGTATCGGTATTTCGTCGGAACAAGTTCAAAAAGATTTGCAGACCGGAACCAAAACAACGTTCGATGTTATACAAGACGTTTCCGCAAAATTGGCAGAATTGCCGGATAATGCGGCAACGGTCGGGGCTGCAATTGCAGATATATTCGGGGGTCCCGGAGAGGACGCCGGATTGCAGTATTTGCGCACGTTGAAAGATATTTCAACAAACATGGATGAAGTAAAAGGGAAAGCCGGAGTTTTGGCGCAATTGCAGGAGGAACAATTGCAAAGCCAAATTGAGTTGCAAAACGCATTATCCGGGTTGTTTGACGCAACCGGAGGAAATTTTGAAACGTTGACAACGCAGGCAAAAGTTTTTGTTAACCAAGGATTGACGGCGATAATAAAAGGGGTTATTGATGTTGTCAATTACTTGATTGAGTTATACAATGAAAGTGTTTTGATACGTGCAATTTGGAATGGGATTGTTGCCGGATTCAAAACAACATTTGATACGTTGGGAAATTTGTTTGGATTCTTTATTGATATAGTCAAAGCAACCGGAACCGCATTAAAGGGGGCGTTTACGTTAGATTTTGACGACGTAAAAAAAGGATTGGCAGATTATGCAGCAGCGTACGGAAATTTGGTTAAAGCCCAAGTTAAAGACATAACAGAAAATTTCCAAGAGGGTTTGGAGGGTATGCAAAAGAAAATAAAACCGTTAACAATCCCGGTTTCTGTTGGAGATACCCCGACGCCACAAACAGACAATAAGCCCGTAACGACACAGAACCCAACCGTAACGCCAAGGGGTAAAAGCGATGCGGAAAAGGCAGCAGAACAACAAGCAAAGCAAATTGAAGCGGCTTATAAAAAGAATTTGGAGGCAACCCGGAAATTGCAGGATGCACAATTGCAGTTGGAAACCGACGAATGGGCAAAGCGTAGGCAGCAAACGCAATATCAGTATTCCCGACAGATTGAGGATTTGCAACACCAATTACAGACCGAAAAGGATTTGAACGAAACCGGACGGCAGGCGATAAACGCAACAATTACGGCGTTAGAACAGCAGCAGACAGAGGCGTTGTTGAAAATAGAGCAAGAACGGCAGTTGCAAGAATTGGCATTGCAGAAAGAAAGCATTGAATTACGTTTGCAAGCGGTTAAGCAGGGAAGCGAGCAGGAACGACAATTGCGTATGCAGTTGTTAGAGAATGAAAGACAAACAGCATTGTTGCAGAATGAGCAAAAGCCGACCGGACAACAGCAGGACGCCGGGGTAATTAATGCCGGATTTGACGTTAAGGGAAGCGCAATTGCCGACGAATATTTGCAAACGCAATTAATGATGTTTGACCAACAACAAGCGTTGGCGCAATCTGAATTTAATTTATTAAGAAATTCAGAAGCCCGGAAAACCCAATTCCGTTTGCAGGCAGAAAAGGAACGTTTGCAAAAGGTATTAGAATTGAACGAGCAAGCAGCCAATAAATTGTCAGATGTTGAAGTACAAACAATTCAAAACACAATAAAAAAGATTGACCAAGAAATTGAGCAGTCAAAAGGAGAGGAACGAGGAACAGACATTTACGGTTTGTTTGGGCTTAATTTGGACGACGACCAAAAGGAGGCAATAA